TTTGGCGGCGTTTGTTCCATTTCTACCCATAATTAAAACACCAGTATCACTTGCGCCAATAGTTCCTCCTTCAATATAATGAGAACCAGCAGCAGTAGCAGCGGAAGCATTACCAGCGGTTTGTAAAGCACTTGTAGCACCACCAGTAGGCAGGGCTGAACTACTGACAACAACAGCACCAGTATCACAAGTAGTAATTTTTGTATCAAGTGAAGTTGTATCACCAGCAATAATAGATAATTGTGCAGTTTGGGATTGTTGTTCGCTTAATGAAGAAGCACCACTAGGCAAGGCTGAACTACTGACAACCACAGCACCAGTATTACAAGCAGTAATTTTTGTATCAAGTGAAGTTGTATCACTAGCAATAGTAGATAATTGACCTGTTTGAGTTTGTTGTTCGCTTAATGTAGATGCACCAGTTGGCAAAACAGAACTAGAAACAACAACAGCACCAGTATTACAAGCAGTAATTTTACCATCTAAACTGGTTGTGTCCCCTTCTATTGTAGCTAAACTTGAAATCATAGTTAATTGATTTGAAGCAGAGGCATCACCTCCACCAGTCATGGAAACTTTTAAATTACCAGTTCCATCAACTTGGGTTCGTTCCCAATTAGTACCATTCCAAGCATAAGCACCGACTTGCTGCACGTTGGATAATGTTTGTTCGCTTCCAGATGATTGAAGACTTCCCATAGCATTTGATACTGCTTCTTGGTGGTCAGTCTTGGCTTGGTCTGTAAGAAATGTGATGTGAGAGGGGTTGGTATGACTACGATTGGCGTTAGAACTCATTTTATATTATTACTTTATATTTTTATTTTTTTTATTAGAATATTTCTTTTTTTCATTTTCATTCATTCTAAATATTTGTTTTAAAGGTTTTTTTCTATATTTAGGTTTCTCTCTATTGTATAAATCGTGGTCTTGATTATCTACGCTTTCTACGCTATCTTCGGTTTTTTCTGGTTCATCATTACTGATAAATAACTTGAAATTAGAAACAAAATCTATCATTCCATTCATAATAGTATATTATAATATGGGTATATAATAATATAATGTTTAACAAAAAAAAACATAGTTGTGTATTTTGTTCTAATAAAAACGAAACAAGCAAAAGTAAAGTATTCTTCTGCCGTGATTGTTTAAAAATAAGAAACTACATAAGGGATAATGGTATAAGAACTTTATTAGATAAAATAGAAAATAATAAGACAATACCATCTGCTCCTCCTTATAGTAATGCCTTATAAAATTACTTTGTAAAAAATGAGGAGATAGCGTAGATAGAGTAGATATTTATTTTAACCAAATTATATCCCTTTCTAAATTTATTTTCCAACAATAATAAAAATAATCAAAATTACATTTATTTTGTAAATCATTTCCATCTTTTATAAATTGTATTCTTTTTCGTGGAATAATAATTTGTAATTTATCTTTTTGTTCTATAAATAAGTTTCTAACATATTGAGTATGTATTTTAGAACTTGGTAAAATTAAAATAAAAGGTTTATCTAATTCAACTAATCTATTTAATATTTCTTTCACTTTTGTAAATGGTGGATTGGACACAACTATATCACCTTTATCATTTTCAAAAAAATCATCTTTATCATGAATTACATTAAAACCTATTTCTTTCAGATGATTACCACTTTTACCATCTCCGTAAAATGCTTCCCAAATTACTTTATCTTTTGGAATAAAACCTTTTATATTATCCCAAGCATATTTAGGGGTCATATAGTCATCGTGTTTTAAAAAAGTTTTTGTATGAAATCCAGCCATTATATATAATGAATTATTAATATTATTAATTTATTTTTTATAATATTAATATTTATTTATTTACCGAATAATTTTTTATGTAAATCTTGCATTTTCTTTTTAGTATCATATTTAGTTTGGGAGGAGGTTATTGCTTTAACCATTTCAAAGCGTTGGGCTTTTGTATGCTTTACATCTTTATTATGTTCGGCTAAAATTTTTTTTTCTTGACTTGTCATTCTTCTTCTTCCAGTTGAAGAGTTTTTAAGGATTTTGGATCTATCTGTTTTTTTAGTTTGTTCCATTTGCTTTTTTGTGGAGTGATAAGGCATTATTATTATAATATAATATACTTTTATTATAATAATGGATATTCCTAAAAATGTCATAAATAAAAAACTTTACACAGAAGTCAAAAAAGAAATAGTAAAAAAGATGCCTAAATCATCAGCATATCGTTCTGGGTTAATAGTTCAAGAATATAAAAAAAGAGGTGGTAAATATTCTGGTCAAAAACCAAAAACAACTGGTTTAAAATCTTGGTTTGATATTGAGAAATGGATTAATATGGAACAATATGTTAAATTCGGAAAAAAAGTTCCTTGTAGTAAAGAAGGTATTGATACAAGTGCTTGTCGTCCATTAAATAAAGGTAAAAGAAATATTTTAACTGCTGATAAAGTAATTGAAAAACATGGAAAGAAAAAAGTATTAGAATTAATTAATATGAAAAAAAAAAATATGAATTTAAAAATTAATTGGAGTAAAGGTATAATATCTTAATGTTTATTCTTCTTCTTCATCAATACCTTTGAAAATAACACCCTTAATGCATCGTCCCTTTTTCTTATTTCCTTCAACATCAACACAATTAGTAGATTTTCCTAGTTCATAACCATTACTGGTAAGCATTCTTGAAAAGGCATTTTCACCTTTCTTTTGTGGATTTTTATTATTATCCAAATAATACTGATAAAGTGATGATGTCAATAAATTTGCTTGGTATCCAGTAGTATCTGTGCGTTCCATAATCTCACCTAACCAACCAGCATCTTCGGTTAGATTTTCAAAATAATCATTAATATCCGTTTGAATAGATTTTGGAATTTTATTTAATCCCTTTGGAATTTCAAATGATTTATCTGGTGCTTCATACCCTTCATCATAACATTTTAGAAATTCAATCATTACATACATAAAAGCCATTTTCCATTCATCATCTTGTAATTTTTGATTAATAGTATCATCTCTTTCAATAATAAATGGGTCATCTTCTTTATATTTGTCGTCGTTATTCGCAAAGAATTGTGATTTGATTTCACAAGCACGAATACGCCTCGCCATACTATCTCCATCATTACTGGTAAAAGCAATAGGGTGATTACTCATAAAGAACAATCCACCAGCACGAAATTTAACATTCTTTTTCGCAAAATTAGTTCTTGCTTTCACAAAATCACCAGTCCATTCTTTAAAAGTATCACTATTAAATGGTAGTTTCTTACTTGGTTCGCTACAAAAGATAATTCTTTTATTATAGCATTCAAACAAATCAACACTTCTACATTCTTTTTTATCACTTTGAAAATAGCCACCAATAATAGTTGTTGCATAATCACCGAAGATTTCTTGTAGAATTTCAGCAAATTTAGATTTACCATTTGAACCACGACCTTTCATAAAGAACGCCAATTCATCCATACGAGCATTTGCTCCACGAAGACATCTTGCGTATGCTTTCATAATGAAATAGAATTTATCTCTTTGTTCTTTTTTGATTACAGGGTCGTCAATATCTTTAAATGGGAAGTAATTATGAAGGAATTTAAAACACCAAGCTATTTTTTCAGACATTTCTTTATTATCTTTTTTATCAATAAAATTGTATCCAACACTCATAGAAACAAATTCACCTTCATTCAGTTGTCTAAATTCGTGTTTAATTGTATCATAAACACCATTTTCAAAACCAATTAAGTTGTGGTCAGTATCACATTTTTCAATAAACTTATCATCAGTAATAGTACTTTCAATACGATTTACAACAGAACTAATTTTTGTTTCATCTCCACATTTATCAAATAATTTGTTTTTAGTTGATGCTTCATATTTAGAAACTCGTTTATAAACATTCTCAAATCGTTTTTCAAAATCTTTAAAAGGGTTGTCATCTTCTTTTTCTTCATCTCCTAGTTTATCTTTAATCTTTTCGTATGTATTAAACATATCCTCAATAATCTTTTTGTGTGTTTCTTCAATATTTTTATCACCTCCACTCATCAATGCATTTTCTTTAATATTCTCAATCATTTCACGCATATATTTCACAAAAATCTCTTCAAAAGACTTTTTAGAAATGATTTTATAAATACCATATTCATTCAACGAGTAATATTTACCTTCGCTGAAAATGAATTTACCTTTTTGATTATGAAGAAAGGCATTAGCAATATCAATATCACGAGTTTCAATAAGTTGGTTTTTCCTTACACCATATTTCTGAAAATATTTATCAACATAAGGTTCAGTATCATCAATATTGTTTTTTTTCATAAAATCAACAACTAATTCACTTTCATCAAAATCTTTTGGTACATATTCAATAAATTTAAAACCACTTTCTTCTTCAATATAATCATTTACTTCTTTAATAAAATCTTCAAATTTAACACCAGCATTTTCAAAATCTTTTTTGTAAAATACAATTCCATCGTGAGAAGGAATACAAGAAGGGGATACTGGGTCAATAACATTTAATTCAACCGCTTTTTCAAAAATACAACGAAGGAATTGCTCTTCAAAAATCTGTCCGTAATAAGATAAGAAACGACCAGTTTTATTTTTCAAACAACCAGCAGTAATCTTTTTATATAAATCTGTTTTTTCATTAATTTTAATAAATGTTTTAATACAATTCGCAATTTCATCAGCAAACTCTTTCATAAATTTAGTTTCTGCTTTTGGTGTGTGTTTCGCATAAAATCCTTTACGAGAACCAGAATTAAATAGAGCAATAAAGTAATCTTTTGCTGTTCTTTTATCCCAACCAGTTGTTCTCATAGTAGATTTAATCACATAATCACGATTTTTGATATAATGACCCAATTTGGAAACATTACAACCAATACTATTATAAATATTCAACCAAATCGTAGGGTGAGCGTTTTTAATGTCAATATCAATAGCTCCAATATTCTCCAAACAATAATGTCTAACTTCTCTTCTACTCATAAAGATAGACCTTGCTTGAATTGGGAAAATACGACCAAACATGGATTTACTAAAATATTTGACTTCAACATAATAAGACTTTTCATCAGTATTATAAATCGCATTATCAAGAAGTTGCTGTAAGTGTTGTGCTTCATTACAAACTTTCTTTCCATAAATCCCAGTAAAACTATTATCTTCCCACCATTCATTTACTTTCAAAAAGTCAGTTGTTTTCAATAAAGCACTAATGCGGTCTGCATCTATGCGTTCATAAAACACTTTATCTTTAAAATACTCATTTGTGATGGTTTCATCTATTTCCCATTCTACTTTTTCATTTAGTTCGGTAGAAGCATCAAAGGGGATTGACTTATACTTTTTTTTAATTGTCATAGTTCGTGGTTCAGTCATAGTTGTGTTTTCATTAACAATATTCTTGTCAAAAGATTTCAATTTTTTTTTAGAATGTGAAATGGAATTCATTTCAGTAGCACAAGGTTCAAGGTCAAAATTAACAACAGGCATTTTACTATATACATATATAAGAAAATAAATCTTTAAACTATTTAATTAAAAATTTATTTTATCTACGCATTTTATCTTCGCATATCTACGCATTATTTTTACACCAAAAAAGACTATATATTTTTTATTTATTTTTTTAGATAGGTAAAATCCCTTAAAAAAGTATCCTTTTTTTAATTCCTAAATATATTAAAGTTTCGTAATAAAAATATTAAAATAGGTTAAAGACAAAAATATATTATTATATAATATATAAGACAATTATGCCCAGTTTAGCTTACAACAATTTACGAAAAAATCTTAAATCCCCACGATTACGTAGGGTATATGTCATAAGAGATAATATGAATAATGATTTATTCAAAAGAACATTTACATTCTTAATTAAAAATGGTGATGATGAATATAGTGCTGATTACTATAAACAGCAGTATATTATTAGTTTGAAAAATTGGATATAAGACTTCATTTAAGATTGTGGAGAATGTGGAGATTGCGTAGATGGTGATTGCTCTTTAATACAAGTTGATTTACAACTACACATAACCATACATTTACACACTAAATCTTTTAAAAAATCAAAAACTTGTTTTAACCAAGACATTTTATATATTTAGAGATATTATTTAAATGAAACAACGAATTTATCAGCTTCAAATTTATTTTCTAATTCTTTTTCCTTTTTTACTTCTTTTTTAGTAATCATATTTTTCATTAATTCATTTTCTTTTTTCATTCTTTCTAATTCTTTTTCTTTTATCATAAATTCCCACATAATATCATCTTGATGTTCTTTCCAGCATTTTTTATGGTATTGCCGTTCTTTCCAATCCATATTGTAATTAGCACCACTTTTAAAGTCTTTTCCATTTTTACGATTACGACCTATCGCACGAAGGGGTTTTTTACATTTCAAACAATTAGGCATTTTGTTTATATAATATATATAAGAAAATAATTTTTCTAAAACGCATCATAAGTAAAAAAAATAATTATTTAGAATATATTTAATTATTTTTTTATAATAGTTATATATAATAGTCATGGATACTTTGTTGAGCAAAATAAAATCTTCAAGAGATATTAGACAAACCACTTTAAACATCTATAAGAATATGCTAAATAGATTAGCAGATAAATTAGATGTTGATTTTTCTATGGATATGTTTGAAATAAAAAGGAAAGAAATATTAGAATACTTATCTACATTATCTAATTCTGTGAAGAAAAAGATGATTGCTAGTGTTATGGTTGCAATTTCACCAGAAAAGAATAAACCATTAGAAAAATATGGTTCTCTCTACAATACCTTAAAAATTATGCTAAATAAAGAAAATGGGGTTTATTTGGAAAGTGTATCAAATAATAAAAAAAGTGATAAAGATGAAAAGAATTGGACTACTATGAATGAATTACATAAAGTTCGTGAAAGATTATTGAAACATATAAAAGCAAAAGGATATGATCTAAAAAAAGATAAAGGTGTTGAAAGCAAAAAAGATTTCTTTTTAATTCAGAAATATTTAATTGCTTCTCTCTACACATTACTTCCCCCAAGACGATTAATTTATAGTGATATGAAAATAGTAAATAAAAAAGAGTTTGATGCTTTGAGTGAAAAGGAAAAAGAAGATAATGCTTATTTAGTAAATGTCAATAAAAGTCGCAAGTATTTCTATTATGGAAAAGAAGCTGATAAATCCAGCACAGAAGAAGCAGTTAAAATAGATATACCAAAATCACTCAACAATCTTATTAACTTCTGGACTGGTATTAATAAAAAAGACTATTTACTATTAAATAATCAAGGTCAAAAATTAAGTAAAAACAATTTATCAAAAGAGGTAAGAAGTATATTCAGTAATAAATCAAAAAATATAAGTGTTAATTTAATTCGTAAAATCTATATTAGTGAAAGGTTTGCTGATGTAAATAAAGAGAAGAAGGAAACAGCCCTCGCCATGAACCATAGTGTCGGCGTAGCAGATACATTTTATCACAAAAAGTAATATCTCCGCTATCTACGCTATCTCCTCATTTTTGGAATTCTTTTGTATATAGTATTTTTTCTCAAATATCCTCTATTCATTAAATCTGTGAATAAAAGATATACCAAAGGTTTGTTAATAATTAGGTTCTGTTTTTTACTCTATTCTATGAAATATGTAGATTATCTACTCTTAATTAAAAATGCGTAGCATCATTACTTAATAACAATCTTATAACTATTACACTATAATTATAAGGTAATTATACTATAAATAATAAATAAATAAATAAAACAATAAAACAATAAAATAAATATCTACGCTATCTACGCTATCTACGCTTTTTCTCAAAGGTAATTCTATATAAAAAAAGGTTGTAAAAAAAGGGGTATTTGGCGGACGCCATTTTATCTTGAAAAGACCTTTTTGAAAAATCCGAAGAATGCGTAGATTGCGGAGATATTTTTTCACAATTAAATTTTTCACAATTTTAGCCAAAAAAAAAAAAATTGATTTACTTTTTTACTTTTATTTATGATAATATCACAAAAACAACAAAGTACAACCTATTTCACATTTTAAAAAAAAATTGAAACGGATTGACAAGAAAATTAAAAAGAAAAACACAACTCAAACAGCATTATGACGACGACACGCACACACTTCTATTACAAAGGAACTACTTTTCCACAATATCTTGAAGGTGAAAATATAGCAGAAGATATGAAAAAGTATGCGAATGAAATGATTGTGGAAGGTTTAAGGAATAATGTTTCATTAGAAGAACAAAAGAAAGATTATAAAGAACAACTTGATATGATTGAAGGAGTAATGTGTGAAATCATCGGTAATAAAAGCACCCAAAATAAAAAGGAATGTGAAAAATATTGTAATGAAATTGCGGAATATCTTGAACAGGACATAGATGATATAAACTCTTTATGGATGCTGAATATTTGTGCGTTGCTAAAACTGAAAGTGATTGAAGACGATAACATGAATGGTATTTTGGTAGCCAAGTTTAATTAAGAAATAAAAATTGTGAGCAATTAAAATAATTTCAATATTTTTTATTTTTTATATACATCTCTGGTATTACAAGATATACATAAAATAGCTCTTACATTTGGTTTATCTGTTATATTATGGTCGTGATCTAATTGTCTATCTTTTGAGGATACAAATGATTTATTACAATATTCACAAGAAGTAGTACTAATATATTTTTCATACATTTCATCATAATTTTCACATATTATTCCCCATTTTTTCCACGAACTAATCCTTTTAGTTTTCAATAACTTTTCTGGATTATTTTTTTTATATTCTAATTGTCTTTTAGATATTAGTTCTTTATTTTCTTCACGATATTTTGAAAAATAATCCTTTCTTTTTTCATTCAAGGTGTCCTTATTTTTTTCATAATATTCTCTTCTTTTTTTCTTATATTCATCATTATCTTTATTTTTATCGTGGGTTTTTTTTGACCTTTGTTTAATTTTTTCCTTATTTTTTTCATAATATTCTTTTTGTTTTTGTTTATAGTCTTCTGTATTTTTTTTTGCTTCGTATCGTGCTTTAAAATACGCTCTTTTTTCTTCTGCTGTTTTCACCATATTTATATGTTTAATAAATATAGTGTTATTTTCTTAAATCAATTTTTTATTTCTTTTTCTGGTATTGGTGTTTCTTTTATATGCTGAATTATAATCGTATTGTCATCACCTAGTCCTTGTGCTAATTCAAAATTGGAATTTAACACACGAATAGCAAATGAATTTAAATATTGAGTAGCACCTTTATGCTGATAAATCAGAGCATCACTTTCACTTCCAGTTGTGTAATTTTCATTTTGAAAATAACGACCAACAATACCGAAAATATGATTTTTCAAATCTGTATTAGTAATTAATCCATCATTATATAATCCATTTATTTCAATCATAAAATAACCAGAAGTTAAATTTACTTGACCGAAATTAGATTTTGCAAAGATGGGTTCTGTTTGTGAAATAATACTTTCTAATCCTACAACTGGTTGAACGGCAATATTATTTGCCTTTATTACACCAACATCAATATTACTATCTCCTTGTGTAAAGTAATTCCCAATTGAATTAGTTTCAACATATCTGGGTACTAATGCTGTCAATTCTACATTATCTACTGAACGAGGTGTGGGACATAAAGTATGAAGATTAAAACCAAATGCCGTTTCCCATAATTTTGTGTCATCACCAGTTTTACTATCTATACTTGCTACACTTTGTAATAAAATCCCCCCTTCGGCAGAGCATAAACGAGCTTGTGTGCTTGAACCAAAAACTCCAACAAATTTAGAAACAATATCACTTGCTCCACTTTTATATAATGGAAAATGAAGAAATGAAAATTTAAATCTTTGTGTTTCTTCATCAAATTCCAAAGCAAATTGGGAAGTTCCAATAAAATAAGCTTGTAAGCTTGGTGATGCATCACTTTCATATTTAAAATGATTTAGTGGGTGAGTTGCTTGTGGGTCATTATACATGTTAATCCAAATTTTATCACTTAAAGAAGTATAAGTTGGCTCACTCGTATTATTTAATAAGGGATTTGATGGATTTGTTGGAAAGCCAGTAAAAGTATCAGCAACTTCAAGTAAAGTCATTCCTCTTGAAATTCGTTCAGCAATATCATCAGGGTCATAAGCACCAGCACTAATTACTGCTTGATGGGTAAATGTTTGAGGAACACAGCTTTGAGTGCTTGGGTCTTCGGAGGTTTTTGGATCATATGTATTTGGGTCAGCATTAATAGAATTAAGAAAATCTTTTGTTTTTTGAGTTATTCTATATACTTGTGTTGGAAAATCTCCACTTCCGTTATTAATAGCCACAATATCTAAATTTTGTGCTGAATTCCAACCATAACCACCTCTATTCATTTCTATATGTGCTGTTTTATCAGTTCCATCTGGGGCAGTATAATTCACATCTAAAATAAATCTATCATTTTTAGGTGAAGTTTGCCCTCTATCATCAACCACAATTTTTAATAATCTATAAATTGTTGTTGTGTGTGTAATTACTCTACAAAATACATAAGGGTCGCAGTCTATATCGGCAGTTGTTATAGCAGTTGTACCAAATTGATTAACACCACCCAAATTATTAAATCTTTTATAATAATTAAATTTAATTTGAAAAGTAGTGTCATTTTCTAATACAATTTTTCCACTATCTACTGACCTTGTATCTAGAATTGCTTTATTCATGATAATTTGGTCGCCCTCTTCAAGTGCTATGGGTTCTTTTAATTTTTGTGTAAAATCACCATTATCATTTTTAACTTCCGCTGATAAATTACGGAGTTGATAAAACTTATTTGTTGTTAAAGACATTCTTATTATATAATAACTTTATAAATTATTTAATCAAAATAATTCATAAATCTAATTACAAAATATTAAAAGATAATTTTTTTAAGTAAAAATCTCCGCAATCTACGCATTCTCCGCATTTTTTAAGCGTAAGAGATAAGGTATGTTCCATCAGGATTTACTTGAATAACCTTACGAATTTCACCAAAGAAATGGAGAACAAGAGGCATATTACTTATAGTGTCATTTTGTACGATTGGTAGGGCTTCGTATTCACCAGTTCTGCTAAATATACATTCTGCTTGTTCTACTCTTTCATCAATTAAAAACCCCTTGTAATCTTGTTCTCCTAAAACATCAATAAGTTCAACACTAATAAGACTTTGATTGTTTTGATCTAATGAAAAATCTTGTTGGTTAAGAAATGAATTACAATCACCAAAAGTATCTACAACAGAAGCAAGTGATTTATTAGGTGTATCAAGACCATCACCTACAAGCATCGTTCTCCCATTAATACGAATATTCATTTTTTCATTCAAACCAAGAATAGAACCTAGTTTTTTAAGACTAGGTAAAAGAGCATCAGTAGTAGGAGCATTAGGTTGCTTACAAACTAAAAGACGAGTAAGAACTTTATTATCAAATCCTTTGAATTGTTGTGTTAAAGATTGAACTGGGTTTGGTGTTCCAGCAGTAGGGCTAGGTGTCATTACATCAACATTAAATCTATCGTGTTCAACTTCAATAAATTCAGCACCTTTAAATTGAGATTTCATAGAACTACGGACTGCTTCGTTTTTCATAGCATCACCAATAAGAAGAGGGGCAGTAGTGTTTTGTGCTGTTCCAACAGCAGAATTGTATTCAATAACAAGACGAAGATTTTTAAAAATACCAGTATCAAGCATTAATACACTTTCAAGCATAGGGAGAGCGGTTTTGAGGTCTAACCAGCCTCGTTTAGTAGTAGCAAGGGTGTTGTCGTATGAAAGGGGAATAAATGTATTTTTAAGAACTTTGCTTGATGGAGCATTATTATCATTTAATCCTTGTACTTCATAACCCATACCAGAACCATTAAGAAAATGATTAATAGAACGATTAGAAGAGTTTTCTTTCTGATAATTCTTAAACGCCATGTATCTACCGAATTCTAATGCTGGTGTAGAAGTCAATTCTGTGTTTCCATCAAGAAGACGAATAGATTTGATACATTCATAAATACCAGCACCATAATTATAAGGAGCAGCAGTAGCAGTAATACCAACATTAACAAGACGAAGATTGCTTAAATAAGTAGTATCTTCATTAAAGCGAAACTCGGCACGTTTATTAGATTGGTCTAATCTTGGGTCAAGTAATTGTGTTTGAATTGAACTTGTATAGAACGACATATTTTATATAATTACATTATATTTTTTTTTAACAAATAATAATTTATTTTAACTTTAATTTAATTAAAATAAATCCTATATATTTTTTAAAATCCTAAACCTCTACGACTGAATGAAAATAGAGGAAGCAAGTGTATGGGTCTGTGCTTGTAGCACCACTTTCTAATTGAACTGAAAAGGTTTGGTTGGTAAGGTCTATAAATTCACCAAAATTCAAACCAAGTAAAAAGGAGTGATTACCAGCAAAATCTTTAAGTGTCAATTCACTATGTTTAGTATCCCTAAAACTTTCAATTGCTCTTCTACTCCATTCTGGGCTATTGTCTATGCGATATTGGATATATTCATTTGTAGCATTATTAAATAAATATTGAACTGATGTTAAATTTGGTAGAACTTCACGACGATAATTATTATCACTTCCTACATTTTCACGAGAAGTTTTAATAAATGAAATACTACAAGCATTAACTTTTGCTGGAACTTGTGCTTGAATATTAGCACTACCACTTTCTAAACTACTACGAACCATGTATTTAACTTTGTGAGCAGTTTTATTAGATTTGCCGTCTTCTGGAACACTTGTAAATTCAAGGCGTAAATCAGTAAGGTTATAAGTTGAATTAGCATCTACATCAGCACCAAAGAGAAAAGCAAAGTTTCTTGCTAATGTAAAAGAAATACGAATATTACCAGATTTATTGTAAGACATGGTTAAATCATTAGGGTCGTCCATTCCAACAGCACTATTAAGAATAAATTGGGGTTTTATGCTAAATGAATTGGATTGAACTGATGGGGTAGTTGCACCAGAAGATTTTTCACCAGTAAGAAGACATTTTGTAAATGTTTTCATAGGTGTTTTTAATTCACAAACACTATCTCCATTAAGTAAATCTAAATCGGTTCTTGTAGCATCTTGGCTCATACCAACATATCTACCATATCCATTAAAACTTTCTACGACACCACCTAAATTAGCGATTTCTGTTTGGATACTTTCTATAACACCACCAGCACCTACACTACCATCAAAATTAATATCATCGGTTTTAACTACACGAGTAGTACCAGTAGAATAGGCATTTAATTTACCTACAAGACGAAAAGAATTCATAACCATTTTGCGTCCTTCGGCAGATACATTAAAATCCACAACACTAAATTCTGGATAAGAAGAACGATTGTTAATTGGGGCAATTGAATGTTTTACAAAACTCATTTTTATATATAATTACAATATATTTTTAATTTTATTAAATCGTAATAAAATAAAAAAAATTAAATTAAATTTTTTAGATTTTTTATTGTCTTAACAAAAACTTTTAAAAAAAGCGAAGATTGCGTAGAATGCGAAGATATATTACTAAATAATTTTTATTTAAAGTTTTACATTTCTTACAACTGATTTATAAAGAATTAATTTATCAACACCACCAGCAGCACCATCTCCATTTATAGATACTTGAAGTTGTTTGCGTTGTGGTGTAATAGGTAATGGGTTTCCAATAAAAACAACTGGTTCAGTAGCAACAAATCTATCATCATATTGTCCTGTTGTATGTTCCATTTTATCTGTAAGGTTTCTTAAAGGTAATCCTTGATTTAAAAACCACATAGAAGTGCGGTCATAATAAAGTGGTTGTTCTGGTTCAACATCTCTATCAGTTAAAAATACATTATCATTTTGTAATCTATAATTTTCTACACGATTTCCACCATCATTACCACAAATAATATCAGCTTTGTTTGGTAAGCATAACATAACATTAAAGCATTCTGGCTCACAAGTGTATTGACGACTAAATGCTGTATTACCAGAACCACTATCTTCTTCACTTGTATATGTGGAATAAACTAGTTCGTCCATTTTTTCCATACTTCCTTTTTCTTCCAATACTAATTCTGCTTCTAAAACTTCAAGTGATAATGAACCAGCATCTACACCATCACAACTAATATCAACTACATCTTCGGTTGCTCCATTATTAGTAAGGCGTTCAGCAACAACAATTTCTAATTTACCTTCATCAGCACCAGCGGTAGTAATACGAGTAATAGAACTAATAATTGTTTCTACATTAACAGCACCACTAACAACACCACCAGTTCTTTTATTACCAGTAAAGGCGAGTTTCTGACCAACATAAAAAGGTGAATTTTTAATATCAGCATAACTCATTTTAGTTTTAAATGGTTCAGTAGTTCCTAAATCACCACCAGCAACGGCACTATCTTCAAATTCAGTATAGTAAGTCTTACCAAATTCAGCACCAGCATTAGCGGTTCTTGAACCAGTCCCTTGTAATTGTGCTACTGCTAATCTATCAAAATTCATTTCTAGATGAACTCTACAAGCACCTAATTTATCACATGGTAAAGTATCAGTATTTCCTAGTTCAAAAATATCTTTAAGGGGTATTTGAATATTAACATCACGAACACTTGATTTAAGAACACCTTGTCTTTGAAGTTCTAAACCAAGACCAACCTTAACATTACCTTGTGGAAGATTTTGATAGAGTTTTCTATAACCAATTCCAGCTTCATCATCTAAATTATCAGCATATTGGTTAATTTGTGTTCTTAAAATATCAACTCTTCGTATATCTTCTAAAATAGGTACTCTATCACTAGTCATTCGTGCATTTTTAACAAGAGCAACATTAGGTAAAGGTAAAGAATGATTAACGCCACCTTGCGACCATCTTATATCATAATTATAAATACCAGCACCAGAAGCAGCGTTAGCATCTGTTTGGCTCATAGAAGCAACGAGATTGACATAAGAATTGCGTAAATCATATTGGCGACCAGAAGGGAGATCAAAATCTAAAAGATTTTTGGTTGAACTAAAAGCACCAGATTGAAGAGAATTTAATTTCACAATTTTATTCATATTTTATATAATTACATTATAAAATAATTCTTGTAAAAAACATAAAAATAAAAATTAATTAAAATGTTTTTTTTTTAAAGATTAATTAGTAATTTTATATCTTTTAAATTGAACTTTTACTTTTGGGATTTTAAACTCTCTATTATAGAATTTTTCTATTTCATTATTACTCCTAAACTCCCAAAGAACATATCTGCTTAATGACCCAGCACTAAATAAATCATTCCAATTTTCTCTTTTTTGATGTCTTGCTATATATTGTTTTCTTTTTTCGTCTGTTGCTCCATCAGCATAAGTCCCAGCAGATTTATACATTCCAAACTTTTTTGATTTTGTTTTTCCATTTTTCATGATAAAAAATGCTATTAATCTTTTTTTATCTTTCATAGAATTGGGATTATCTTTTATAATTAATTCCTTAATTTCATTAGTATTCATTATTAAATATTAATGAGATTATTAAAATAAAAATTAAAAAATAAATATCTACACTATCTACACTATCTCCGCATTTCTACATACCGAACTGGGTGCTTACATTTGGAACGGCAACTGGTTTTGGTGTTGGGTTTTTAATACTTCTACTACCCTCAACACCACCAACAATACCACCAATCATTAAAGCCAATCCAATAAAAAATGTAAATGGATTATCCATTAATGCACCACCAGCACCAGCATCAGCAACATCCCCAGCAACATTACCAGCAATAGCACCAGCATCAGCATCAACACCAGCACCACCAGCATCAATACCAGCATTTTCACCAGCATCTCTAACAGCATTACTGGAAGCACTATCAACGGCATTTTGCTCTGTGGTAGAGGTTTGTTCTGCTACATCGCTTCTTGCTTGATTATTAGCTACATCTACATTTGAATTACCTTCTGCTCCTTCGTCTTCTGGTTGTGCTTCTTGTTGTCTTCTCATCATTTCATCACGCATAGGTGCTAAACTATCTCTTTCACCTCGTTCCAAAAAAACTACTCTATCTCCATTTTCCAATCCATTATTGATATTAGTTAAATCTGCTTGTCTTGATTGTTCTATTAAATCATCATTTCCTTCATAATCAGGTTGGGTTTTTCTAATATATTCCCTATATAATCCACTATCCTGTGCAATATCTTTAAAAGAGTACAAATCTATTCCAGCACTATCAGTAGTTTCAACTGCTTCTGGGGCAACAACTTCACCACTTTCACCAGAGGGGGCTTCACTTGTTTCTTCTTGTGGTTCTGCTTCTTGTTCTTCCTTACTTTTGAATTTATCTTTTACTTTTTCTAATTGTTTTTCAGCATTAGTTTTTACTCTTGTTAATTTTTTATTAATAAATTTATTAAATTCAGTAATCTTTCCACCACTAATTTTATCAACACCTTTGCTTAAAGCACTTAAACCTTCTTTTGACACCTTTGCTTCAAAAGGCATAACTGCTAAATTGGTTAAATCTAACAATTCACTTTTTTCTGCTCCTACCTTTGCTAATTTACTTTCAAATGCTTCTTTTTCTTGACTTGCTTTTTGTGTAGCATCAGCAACAGCAGAATTCATTAAATTTGAATAATTTAAATAACTTCCGTCCATTATATATATATTACTATTAGATTAGTTTTTTTTTATTCAAATTGTATTATTTCAAAATTTCCATTTAAATATCTTTTATTTCTGTCATTACTATAATTAATTACAAAAAAAGAATGTTTCTTTTTAGTTGCTTCTTGGTATAATTTATAAAAGTCTTTTTTATCTTCAAGATAATTATGTTCTTCTGCTATAATATCTATTTGTTTTTTGGGCAGTTCAAAAATTACTAAACCAGTTGCGTTTGTTCTAGAAACACTTGGTAATTTTGAGTAATATTGAAGAAAGACCATCGTTGATATATTTAAATGACGACCTCGCACGAACAACTCATTAACACTACTATTCTTATCCTTTTCTTTTAAATCTTCCATAACATCATCTAAAATAATTAATGTTTGAGGTGGTTTTTCACCTTCTTCTTCTGCTTCTTGGTATTGTTCTTCTATAAAATCAATTACAGCACCTAATTCCTCATCTTTTAAACCATGAAATAGATTTTGTGGTGGAATATCCCTCTGCTTGATTAACAGAGAAGTCTTAAAATCGTATTTTATTGACTTGGAGAATATGAAAATATTATTTCCATCTATAAAATCATTACCATAAAACTCTGGTAATAACATAAAATTAGATGTACCAACCACCCCTTTTCCACTTCCAGATTTACCCACTAAAAGTAATCTAAAAGGTAAATCAAATATGTCGTCTTTTTTAACAACCTTTTTTTCGTTTTTATCACGAACAGAATAAATTTTATATTTATTAGACATCACTATATAATTACATTATAATTTTATAAAAAAAAAAAGATAAAATTATAATTATTTTATTTACCACATAGGTTTTTTAAATAATGATTTCACTACCTTTTGTGGTTGTGGAATGGGAATTGGTTTAGAAGCAACTGGTTTTGGATTTTGCGGAGATTGCGTAGATTGCGGAGATTTTTGTTTTTCTTCTATAATTTCTTTTTTTTCAATAATCTTTTCTATTTTGGCTTCAACCTTTTCTTCCTTTTTAGTTTTGCTCATCATATTTCTTAATTCTCTCAATTGATATTTTAAATCATTAATATCATCGTGAATACTCCAAGTGTTTTTAATTTCTTTTACTTTCTCTTTTGGTTCTGATTTATTCATAGAAACTAGTTTGATATTTTCATCAGATACTTGTGGTTTATCTACACTATCTCCGCTATCTTCGGTTTTCTTATTCTTCTTTGCTAAACGATTTTTCTTTGCGGTTTCTCTACCTTTCTTTAATTGAGCTAATAAAACAGCACGGCGTTCTGCACTAACTTCTTTCTTTGCTTTCTTTTTAGGTTTATCTTCTGATGGAAGGCTTACCTCAACCTCTCTATCAACAAAGATTTCATTAGTATTTTTTTTAGTCATTATTATATATATTTATAAAATAATTTAATAATAAAAAATTAAACCAATAAAATTAAACTGCTTCATTTTCATCTTTGAGTAAAACTACAATAGTTCCTAATCCAGCCATTCTTACTGGTGATAAATCATTAAATAAAAGACGAGCAGTAATATTACGAATACTTGTGGGATTGACATTATCTAAATCAATAAAAATTGGGGTATTGACTTCATAAATAACTGACCCATTATTATCACTTGAAGGAACAACAGCAAGAAAGTTTTTACGTTGTGATGTTGAACCATCATAGGAATTTAATGGAACTAAACCAGTTAAGGTTTCCACAATTATACTATCACTTAAATTATTTGGTCTAAATATCTTTTGTGCTTGTACCGTGAAATTAATTGTTCTTACAAATTGGTTTGCGTCTGCTGGGAAACGTGGAAATGTAAAACCTAAAAAGGTTGCTAATGTTTGTCCTTCAAATTGTAAAAAGTGATTTGTACTTGTTCTTACTGGTTGTGGTGGATTTGCTGTAATAGTATGTAATGCGTGGTCGTCGCTAATTTGTCTTTCAAATTTAGTTAAGTTTTGTGTTGGATTATTAAAGAAACTTAATGATGGTCTAACTAATTTACATGATGTATTAGTAGTAGCTCCACGAAAAGAAATAAATGGGTATAATTGTGTAGTATTCATATCTGTGTATGGTTCTTTAAAAATTATAACAGCATTAGCAAGAGTACTATTATAAACTCTACCTTCTATATAACCACCACTAATAGCAACTTCTAAAAAGTCATTAGCCGGATCATTTAATCCAACTATATTTGGTAATTGATTTGATACTGGGGCAGTTGATACACCATCTTTTAAATAACGATAATCTACTGCTGTCGTTGCTAATTGAATAGCATAAGTAATGTGAGCACTTGGTAAATTTCCACCAGTAAAAACAACATCATCTAAATTAGCATTTGTTAAACCAAAAACCAAATTATCTGTGAAATCACTTGCGTTTCTAATTTGTGTTCTAAAAACACCAGCACCTTTGGAAATATATTCTGGATAAAATAAAACAGAACTATCAAAACCAGAACCAACCGCTTTACCACCTTGATAATATCCTCTATCAGTTCCAGCACCAGCAGTTCTTACAACTGGATTGGTTGCTTTATTAAGCACTTGTTTATCAATACTTTCAATTAACGGAGCCCTTTTAAATAAACTAGTAAATTTTGTATCTTGTTGTGAAATTTCATTTTTAATTTCTAAACCTATCATCGCTTTATCATTTGTTCCAGTATTAGTTAATTCAGCGTTCATTTTTTCATTCATATCATTTAATAAAGCTGGGTGGTTAATTGGTGTATATTCTTTGTGTGTAAGTTGTGCTGATTGAATACCACTTGTTCCACTTACTTGAAACTTGACAACATCATTATCACTATCAATTGTGATTGTGCTTAAAGCAACTTCAAGAGATAAAGATTTAAGTGCTACTTTTGATTTGGGATTAATTTTAATATCAGCATTAAAATTATTTTGGAAAATTCCTTCTGGATTTGAACTTGTCAATCTGATAAGACGCATATTATATATATAATTACAAAATATTAAATTATTTTATTTTTAATTGAATATTTTATTTATTATTATTCTTTATCTTTTTTGGGTCGTCCAACTGGATTATTATTTTTCTTATTCTTATAGTAATATCTTTTGTTTGCTTCTCTATTTTTAATTTTTCCTCTTTCACTTTGAAAATATTTCTTAATTGCTTTTCTTTGCACTTCTTTCTTTCTTACTTCACGATTTAATAGAGTATCATAATTTTCCAACATATCATCTAATATTTCTCCCATCTCTGGGTCAGCATCTTTCAAATCTTCTAAAAATGTTCCAAATTCATTCATGGTTCTATCTTCCTGCTCAACTGGGTCTATAACTGGTTGATTATTAAGTTCAGTCATTCTTATATATTATTATATATAAGATATTTTTTAAATGAATAAATAAACTCAAATAAAAAAATTGTGGAATATTTTAGTTATTAATTATAATAAATTAATAATACATTATAATATGACTAAAAATTTAGAAATTCATAATGGTGATAGTTTGGAAGTTATGAAAAAATTAAAAGATAATACTATTGATTTATGTATTACATCTCCTCCCTATGCTGATATTAAAAAATATAAAGATTGGAATGGTATTAAACCAGATAAATATGTAGATTGGATTTTACCATTTGTAAAAGAAGTATATAGATTATTAAAACCATCTGGAACATTTATTTTAAATATTAATGATTGTGTAAAAGATAAATGCCGACACCCTTATGTATTTGAACTTGTTTATAGAATTACAAAAGAAACATCATTTAAACTTTATGAAAGATTATTCTGGAATAAATTAAAAGGATTACCCAATAGCAAAAGATTTGGAGATAGAGTTGAATATGTATTTATATTTTGTAAAGATGTGAAACAAATGAAAATGAATATAGATGAGATGAGAGTTCCTTATTCACAAATAAGTATTAATAGAATGAAAAACCCAATAAAAGCAAGATTTAGTAGAAGTGAAAATGATGATAATAAAAAATATAAAGAATGGAAACCTAATCCAAAAGGAGCATTACCTACAACATTAATTAATATTTGTAGTGAAACTAAAAAAATAGCAAATACACATACAGCTGTTTATCCAGTTAAATTTTGTAATTATTTTATAAAAGGTTTTACAAATGAAAATGATTTAATATTAGATATATTTGCTGGAACTGGAACAACTGGATTATCTTGTAAAGAGTTAAATAGAAATTGTATTTTAATTGAAAAAGATAAAGAGTATTGTGAGATTATAAAACAAAGATTAGATAATGCGGAGATTGCGTAGAATGTGTAGATGGAACTAAAATTATGCCTAAAATATGCTTAATTATTGTTCTTGTAATTAAAAAAAGGACACTTAAAGGATAATAATTTAAATTATTGGACTTTTTAAGGTGTTTTTCTTGTTCTTATAAGTAAAAATAACCTTTTTTTATCCTTTTTTTAGTTCCTTACTGAATATCTACGCATTCTACGCTATCCCCGCATTTAAGGACAACCTACAATAGTAGCTGATACATTAGTATAAGTATCAGTAGAAGATGTATTTGTTAAACGTATATGAGTAATACCTGCTACACTTAAATCCATGTATCCAGCAACTCTTTTTGATCCAGCAAGATTATTTGCTGGAAATAAACTAGCAAATCCTTCGTGAAATGTTGTACCACCATCAACACTTACTTCAATATCAAGACCATCAAAAGAAGATGTAGCAGTATCTTCATATATTAAATTAGAAACACGCATAGCAGAAACACTTACACTACTGGTTGAAGCACCAGAAGCAAGACTAATATTATTAGCAAGATTATTAGCACTTCCTAAATTTTCACTTTCTTTTTGTTTTACATCAATAGTAGATTGGTCGCTGGAAATTACAACTGGAAAAGATGAAGCCATTAATGCTTGTCCCTTTACAAAATCGGCAATTTCTACTTCTACATCGCCGTTATTTGTTATGTGAATTGGTTTGGCGGCGTTTGTTCCATTTCTACCCATAATTAAAACACCAGTATCACTTGCGCCAATAGTTCCTCCTTCAATATAATGAGAACCAGCAGCAGTAGCAGCGGAAGCATTACCAGCGGTTTG